GGCGGGGAGCTTCGCAAAAGCAATAATACTGGTGAAAAAGCTAAGAACGACTGGGAGGACAAGAAAATGGCAGAGGACACCAAGAAGCAGGAAAAGGAAAAGGAAGAGGGAGAGACTGTCGGCGATGTGTGGGAAACACTCACCGAAAAGCAGAAGACCGCAGTTTACGCTGTCATTGCACAGGCGATAAAGGATAACGGCGGGGCAGACGATACGGACACCTCAGACAGCGAGGAAAAGGAGGACAAGAAAGTGAAGCACAATATTTTTGAGAGCGACCGCAGAGACGATCAGAACTGGCTCAGCCATTCCGATGAGGAAAATATCCTGAATATCGCGAAGAGCAACTCTGTCGGCTCGCTTCAGGACGCTATCAGCATCTACGCTGAGAACAACGACCACCTTGCACACGGCTTTGACAGCGTTGAAGAGCTGTTCCCCGACTATAAGGACGTAAGACCCGGCGCACCTGAGATGATCACCCGTGATCAGGGCTGGGTGAATGCAGTAATGCAGGGCTGCGACAAGTCGCCTATTTCCCGCATCAGAACACGCTTTGCCGATCTTCGTCAGGATAACCTTCGCGGCAGAGGATATGTAAAGGGCAAGAAGAAAGCCGATACCGGCAACATAAAGCTGCTCAAGCGCACCACCGATCCGCAGACGATATACTGCAAGGACGCACTTAAGCGCGACGATATCGTTGATATAACCGACTTCGATGTGGTACAGTACCAGTACAACACCATGAAGCTGATACTCAACGAGGAGATCGCAACCGCAATTATGATCGGCGACGGCCGTGCAGAGGGTGATGAGGCAAAGATCGAAGAGACCCATATCCGCTCCATCTGGAACGACGACGACCTGTACACTATCCATGCTGATATCGACATCGCGGCTGCGAAGAAGGAGCTTCAGGGCACCAATACCAGCGCTAATTTCGGCGACAACTATATTCAGGCGGAGGCGGTCATCAGCGCTTCACTGCATGCGCGCGAGCAGTACAAGGGCAGCGGCAATCTGGACTTCTACTGCACGCCGCACCTGCTGAACGTCATGCTGCTTGCAAGAGACCTCAACGGCAGACGCATCTATGACAGCAAGGCTGATCTCGCGGCGGCTCTCAATGTCGGCAATATTTATACCGTTGAGCAGTTCGAGGACAGACACAGAACGGACAAGGACAACAATATAAAGGAACTCCTTGGTCTGTTCGTTAATCTTTCCGACTATTGTATCGGCGCGACAAAGGGTGGTCAGATCACAAGATTCAACCAGTTTGATATCGACTTCAATCAGGAGAAGTATCTCATTGAGACAAGGATCTCCGGCGCACTGACAAGAGCTTATTCCGCTATCGCTCTGGAGAAGCTGGTAGGTGGCACCCCTTCCGTCGATAACGACCTGTAATTGAGGAGGGAAATACCATGACAAACACAATGAATTTCGGTCAGGCAATCGAGGCTCTCAAGCAGGGCAAGAGAGTTGCACGCACAGGCTGGAATGGAAAGAACATGCACCTTGAACTCCAGCGTCCCGACGAACACAGCAAAATGACTCTGCCGTACATCTATATGTATACTGCGCAGGGTGATAATGTTCCGTGGCTCGCAAGCCAGACGGATATGCTGTCTGAGGACTGGGTTACCATCGAATAAGATGGCTAAGTTCTGCGGAAAGATAGGCTATGCGGAGACCGTTGAGACGACCCCCGGCATATGGCAGGAGCGCATAACCGAGCGAGCCTGCACCGGGGAGCTCCTCCGGAATACCCGCAGATTACAGGGTTCTGACCGGGTGAACTCTGATATCACCATAGCAAACGAGATCAGCATAATCGCAGACACCTATGCAAACGGGAACTTTCACGCAATGAGATATATCACGTTCATGGGGTCAAAATGGAGAATAGAATCAGTCGAGGTGCAATACCCCCGGCTGATACTTTCCATCGGCGGAATTTACAACGGAGAAACGGCGGAGGACAGCGATGACAAGGCTTGAACTTCACAGAATTCTGACTGATATTTCCGGAGTAAGGGGTGTTTACTACCAGCCGCCCGAAAGCCTGAAGCTGAAATACCCGGCAATTATTTACTCCCGGTCGCGTATCGGGAACACGCACGCTGATAACAGGGTTTATCGGCAGGACAATATATACGAACTCATCGTGGTCGGGGCTTCTCCGGACAGTACGCTGGCTGAAACAGTCGCGGCACTGCCTATGTGCAGGCATGACAGGCACTATGTTTCGGACAATCTTGACCACGATGTTTTCACTATTACGATCTAAGGAGGATATTTTTATGCCTAAGTTAGTCTGGGATCAGACAGGAGAAAAGCGCTACGAGACCGGCGTTGACAGGGGCGTCCTTTATCCCAAGGACACCAGCGGAGCATACCCCAGCGGTGTTGCGTGGAACGGTCTTACAAAGGTTTCTGAAAGTCCGTCAGGAGCTGAGAACACCGACCTTTATGCAGACAATGCAAAGTATCTGTCGCTGACCTCGGCTGAGGATTTCGGCGGCACTATCGAGGCTTACACCTATCCGGACGAGTTCATGGCTTGCGATGGCTCTGCCGATCTTGCGCCGGGTATCGTGGCAACACAGCAGGACAGACAGCACTTCGGCTTCTCATGGAGAACCCTTATCGGCAACGACGTCGAGGGCACAAAGCACGGATACAAGATACATATTGTATATGACGCTGTTGCGAAGCCCTCAAGCAAGGACGACTCCACTGTGAACGACAGCCCGGAGGCGGTTTCTTTCTCATGGGAATTCTCAACGACCCCCGTTGCTGTGAACAAGGACGGCTTCAAACCTACCGCGCATATCATCATTGACTCCACAAAGCTTGATGAGGGCAAACTCCAGAAGCTGGAGGAGATCCTCTATGGCTCTGAGAATGCAAAGGCGAGACTTCCGCTGCCGGACGAGATATTATCTGTCATCGCTGCGGTTTAAGACTTCGCTTTCTTCAAAATGAAGCGGCGGGCGGACTTCTGCCGCTTCTTTTATTCCCCATGCGGGGGATCAAACCAATCGCTGCCCGGCAGCGCCGGGATATTTTATCTACGAAAGGAAAAACACTATGCTTACCAAAACTATCACCTACACCGATTACAACGGGGCTGAAAGAACTGAAAAGTTCTACTTCAACCTTACGCAGACCGAGCTTCTCGACCTTGAGCTTGATACTCCGGACGGCATGGAGAAGCTTGTGAAGTCGCTTATCGAGAAAAATGATAACCGGGCTATCATTGCGCTTGTGAAGAAGTTCCTGCACAAGTCCTACGGCGTTAAGTCCGACGATGGCAAGCGCCTTATCAAGAACGACAAGGTGCTTGAAGAGTTCATGCAGACGGAGGCTTATTCGAAGCTTTTCATGGAGCTTGCTTCTGACGCAGAGAAGTCTGCCGCATTCTTCAGCGGGCTTGTATCCGGCGCGCCTGCCGCCCCGGCTGTGAAGCCTGTGCAGGGCTGATAAGCGCGTATGCTCCGGATAACAGTTCCTGAAACGGAGCGCTGGGACAGTCAGAGGGAGGAATTCGTATATACGAAGCGGCAGGAACTTCAATTAGAACACTCTCTCGTTTCGCTGTCAAAATGGGAAGCACGGTGGAACAAACCTTTCCTGTCGCGGGAGGACAAGACCACGGAGGAGATATCCGACTATGTGCGGTGCATGACGCTTACGCAGAATGTTCCGGACGAGGTCTACGGCTGTCTTTCGCAGGAAAATATTTCGCAGATAGAAAAGTACATTGAGGCTCCCATGACCGCCACCACATTTTCGCCTGATCCGGCGGAGAGCGGCGGCAGGTCGATAATCACGGCGGAGATCATTTATTACTGGATGGTCTCTTTCAATATCCCCTTTGAATGCCAGAAATGGCACCTTAACCGACTGCTCACGCTTATAAAGGTCTGCGAAAGGAAGAGCCGTCCGGCGAGAAAGCGCAGCCAGCATGAGATCGCGGCGCGAAATCGTTCGCTCAACGCCCAGCGGAGGGCGCGGCTCGGTTCAAGGGGATAAATCCAGAAAACGGTCAAAATGGCGGCGGCGTGGGTGCGGACTTGTCTGCTGCCTTTTTACCGGAACATATCGTGAAAGGAGGTTCACGGCAATATGAAAACCGACTGGAAAAGAAAGCTGACAAGCCGGAAACTGTGGCTTGCGGTGGCAGCGCTCGTCACCGGGCTTATTCTTGCATTCGGCGGCGGGCAGAGCGACGCACAGACCGTATCGGGCTGTATCATGTCGCTTGGCTCGGTGGTCGCTTACATCGTAGGCGAGGGACTTGTAGACAGATCGCATGCCGGGGATAATTCCACCGGCGGCATGGAGGACGATGAAGATGGCTAAGACGACTAAGAGCAAGACGATGGTACACGGCGTTGATATTTCGTACTGTCAGACAGGACTTGATTATGGAAAGCTGCGTGACGACGGAATACAGTTCGTTATGATACGCGCCGGATACACCGGGACAGCCTCGCATAAGCAGCACGCTGACAATATGCTTTCAAAGCACGTTAAGGGATGCACTGCTGCGGGTCTGCCTTATGGGTACTACTGGTACTCTGCGGCGAGAACGGTAAAGGAGGCCCAAAAGGAGGCGTGGTTCTGCGCTTCGCTGATGAAGAAATACCCGAGGCCGGATTATCCGGTGTTCTTCGATATTGAGGAGCAGCTCATCGCCGATACCGGAAAGGATAATGCGACTGATATCTGCTTCGCTTTCATCAATGAAATGAACTACCTTGGATACCCTTCCGGTATTTACACGAATCCGGACTGGCTTGAAAACAAGCTTGACAAATCAAGGCTCGTGGGCAGGCTGGATATCTGGCTTGCACACTGGACAAACTCCTGCGGCTGCGAGTATGGTCAGGTCATGTGGCAGAGCGGGCTTAAATATTCCGCCGGGAAGATGATAGACTATAACACCTGCTACATAGACTACCCGAAGAAAACTGCGGCGTGGTATCAGAAGCATTTCAAGACGGCTGGTACAAACGGTGCAAAGCCTGCCGCAAAGTCGGTCGCGCAGCTTGCGCAGGAGTGTATCGAGGGCAAGTGGGGCAACGGCGCTGTGCGCAAGTCAAGGTTCACTGCCGCCGGATACGACTACCAGAAGGTGCAGGCGAAGGTCAACAGTCTGCTTGCGGCAAAGAAGCGCTGATATCCGACATGCGTCCCGGAGCGGCTGAAATGTTCTGCCGGGCTGTTTCGAGGGCGTTCAGCAAACGTTTATTATTTCATTTTACGCATTGGAGGGAGTTCGCGCTCTTTTCAATGCGTTTTGTTTTTTTTTGTGAATGGAGTGCAGAAATGATAAAATTCAGGCACAAGGGGGACTTTTCCGGGCTGGAAAGATACCTCGGACGTTCTGCGGAGGGTATTCCACTGAGCGTTCTTGATAAATATGGGCAAGAGGGCGTAAGGGCGCTGTCTGCTTCCACACCAAAAGACACCGGGACTACTGCCGGATCGTGGTATTACAGGACTGAAAAGTCAAAGGGAGTGCTGAAGCTGATATTCTGCAACTCGAACATTCAAAATGGAACGCCGGTGGCGGTGGTCATTCAATATGGACACGCGGCGAGAAACGGCGGCTTTGTACAGGGACGGGACTATATCAATCCTGCGCTTCGCCCGATATTTGACAGGCTGGCGCAGGAAGCATGGGAGGAGGTAAGAAAGAGATGAGTACTGAAATAGACGAGCGCGTCGTCGAAATGGACTTTGACAACCGGAAATTCGAACGCGGCGTAAGCCAGAGTCTGGGTACTCTCGGAAAGCTGCGCAGGGCGCTTAAGCTTGACGGGGCGGCTGACGGTCTGGAGGCGGTGGATGAGGCTGCGAACGGGGTCGATCTTTCGCCGCTGGTAAGCGCTGCTGAAGCGGTGAGTGCGAAATTCTCCGCGCTTGAAGTCATTGGCATAACCGCGCTGTCGAACATCACAAATTCTGCGATAAACACTGGAAAACAGCTTGTGAAATCGCTTACCGTGGATCAGATATCAGCAGGATTTGACAAATTCACGGACAAGACCACCTCTGTTGCGACTTTGGTTTCACAGGGCTATGAACTGAAAGATGTAAACGAGCAGCTTTCAAGGCTCAACTGGTTTACTGATGAAACCAGCTACAACTTCACCGATATGGTGGCGAATATCGCAAAGTTCACCGCCACCGGGCAGGATCTGAACACCTCTGTTACGGCTATGGAGGGTATCGCGAACTGGGCGGCGCTTTCGGGTCAGAACGCGGCGACTGCGAGCCGTGCCATGTATCAGATTTCGCAGGCAATGGGCGCCGGCGTAATGCGCAAGGAGGACTATCAGTCGATTCAAAATGCGTCAATGGACACCGAGGAATTCCGGCAGAAGTGTCTTGACGCGGGCGTTGCCCTTGGCACGCTGAAAAAGAACGCAGACGATACCTATACCTCGCTTATATCGGACAAGGGCGCGTTTACGAAATCACAGTTCGTTGAACATCTCACGCAGGACGCGTGGATGACCTCGGACGTAATGATGAAGGTATTCGGGGACTACTCTGCGGCAGTCGACCAGATATACGAATACGCCGATGAAAAGAGCATAACCGCTTCAAAGGCTATTGAAGAACTCGGCGATAACGTTGACAAATTCGGGCTGAAGGCGTTTAAGGCGGCACAGGAGGCGCGTTCATGGGGCGACGCAGTTGACTCAGTAAAGGACGCTGTAAGCACCGGGTGGATGACCTCCTTTGAACTGATATTCGGCGACCAGAAAGAGGCTACCGTACTCTGGACGGACCTTGCGAACGCTATGTATGACGCTTTTGCGGCTGGCGGAGAGGTGAGAAACGAGCTCCTGGAGGGTTGGAACGCCCTCGGCGGCAGGACGCGGCTGATAGAGGCTTTCTGGAATGTCTGGAACGGGGTTGCTTCTATAATCGAGCCTATCAAAAAAGCGTTTCATGATATTTTCCCGCCTGCTACGGTTGGCACGCTGATGGATATTACAGTTGCTCTGCGTAAGTTCACATCTTATCTTATCCTTACGGAGGAGCAGGCTGACAAGGTGCGCTCTATTTTCCGGGGGATATTCTCGGTGCTTGGCGTGCTTGTGAAGCTGGTCAAGACTGCGGCTTCCGTGGTGTTTTCTGTGCTTAAGAGCCTATCTGGGCTTAGCGCTGTGCTTCTGAACGCTGCCGCGGCTATCGGGGATATGCTGACTGCCGTACACAAGGCGGTGACGCAGAATGATATTTTCGCGCAGATACTGGAAAAGGTCACCGGGGCGCTTTCTGTTGTCAGCGAAAAGGTCAGGGCGTTTGCCGCAGCGCTTAACGAACGGCTGAACACTGCCAATTTCGAGGCGCTGGGAAATATTTTCGGTACGCTTTTCGGGCTGGTCGTGAAGCTTGGCGGGGCGCTCGTATCCCTTGGAAAACAGGTGGGCGGCGCTCT